CAGCGAGGACTCCCTTGTCGATGAGTTTAGCGAGGGCATGGAGGAGGCGGCCAGAATCATTGAGGAGCGGATGGAGAGACACAAGAACCCGCCGAAGCCTGATCCGTGGTATGAGAGCTTGATGAAAGAGATTAACCCGACACTGGTTAGTAGCTTCTATGGAGGCATAGAACATCCAATCATAAGGGGAGAGAGCAATGTGCAGTTCAGGCGGTATGCTCCGCTGAAAAAGGCAGAGCAGCCGATAAGTGATGATACAGAGATACACGTTGACGAGTTTGGGCGTCTCTATACCGAAAACCCGCAAGATGAGCCGGGGTATCCCAAGATGGAGAGCTTTACCATACCGGGGATTGAAAAGATGAGCGCGAATCAAGCACTTGAGGCAGCGAAAGAAAAAATCAAAAACGATCCTGATTATGCGAACGACATGGAGCCGCTTTCAAGCGAATTAACCATTGATGATATCAAGTTTGCTGTAGCGCTGCTGAGATCAGGAAAACCAGCTGATGATAGCATCGGAGTATCGCTAAACAAAAACATGTTTGAGCAAGTAAAGGTGATAACAGCACAGTGTAAAAGCAATGGCGTACAATACCAGGATAAAAGCGCAGACGGTATAGGCATAATTGGGAGTTATTACGGATTGCCGTTCATCGTAGACGAGAATCAAAAAGACCCGGTCAAGCCTATTACATGGCCTCCGGGTTCTGATGTGATTTCAAGATACGTGGAGATGCTTAATGGTTATTTGAATAAAGCAGGGAGCGAACCATCCCCTGATGATGTACCATCTAATCAACCGTGAACACCTTTCTTCATATTAGCTGGTGCCTCCTAGCTAAGAGAATACCCCCGCTTCATGCGGGGGTATTCTTATGCCTGAAACGCTTTGCGGGGAGAACACCACACCACACATAAATTATTGTTGTGGTGGAGGTATCGATTTGGCTAACATTGATTGGGTACAACTCAAAGCGGAGTATGCTTCCACCAAAATATCATATCGCAAAATGGCCGAGAAATACGGCATTTCTTTTAATACGCTGAAAGATCATGCAGGGGTTGATAAGTGGGCTGACGCTAGGAAAAAATTTGAAAACACTGTTACTAAAAATACGATACAACGGCTTGCTTCCAAGAAAGCCAACTCATGCGTTAAACAACTCTCATCCGTTGGCAATGCCGCTGTGATGCTTACTGCGACGATTGAGCGCATCACAAATGACGCGGATCAGTTCAGGCGGCATCTTGTGACTGAGCGAGTTGGTGAGGGCACAGGCCCCGGAGAGTATACCGAGACCCAGGAAGTCAAAGAGCGCATTTATGATAAGTATGATACCAAATCGCTCAAAGACCTGACGGGAGCGCTTAAAGATTTAGCTGGTGTAATTCGTAACGTTTACGGAATACCCACGATAGTTGAGGAGGCGGCTATTGGCATAGCGGCCAAGCGGCTGCAGCTGGAGGAGATCAAGGCCGGTGTTAATGATACGGATGATAGCGACACGGGCGTGATCATATTACCTGCTGTTATGGCGGAACCAGAACCGCCGCAGGAGGCAGAGCATGAGTAAGGCGGCAGCTGAAGTCATCACTTCCCCGGATCAAATCATATCTGTGCCGCGTCCATTGTCTGACGCGCTCAAAAAAGCAAATAAGGATTATGCATCCATCAACATCATATGGCAACCACAACCCAAGCAAATACTATTCCTGCAGCGGCCAGAGTATGAGGGATTCTATGGCGGCGCAGCTGGAGGAGGCAAAAGCGATAGCCTGCTGGCAGAGGGCACGCGGCAGATAGATATTCCGCATTACAGAGGTATCATATTCCGCAAAACCTACCCTGAACTCGCCGATCTCGTTGACAGATCAATAGATATTTATAAAGCGGCATTCCCACGAGCAAAGTACAACGATAATAAGCATGTATGGACATTCCCCAGCGGCGCAAAGCTCTATTTTGGCGCGATGCAATATCTCAAGGATCGTACAAAATATCAAGGACGTGCGTATGATTTCGTCGGATTCGATGAGCTCACACATTTCCTTTACGACGAGTACAGTTATATGTGGAGCCGCAATCGGCCAACAGGGCCCGGAACAAGAGTATACATACGCGCCACTGGCAACCCTGGGGGCATAGGGCACGGTTGGGTTATGACACGGTTTATTACTCCTGCAGACCCAATGACTACTGTATGGGGCACATACGAGGTCATCAGGCCGGATGGCACAAAGGTAAAATTTTTTCGCAGCCGGATATTCGTACCCTCCAATGTATTTGATAACAAAATACTGCTGGATAACGATCCGTATTATCTCGCAAACCTTGCCATGCTTCCCGAGGCCGAGCGTAACGCGCTGCTGTATGGTGATTGGAATACATTCAGCGGCCAGGTATTTAGAGAGTGGAGAGATGACCCGGCACATTATCAGGACAGGCTATTCACCCACGTTATTGATCCTTTCCATATCCCAAAGCATTGGAAGATCATACGCGGATTTGATCACGGATACTCAGCACCGTTCTCTGTTGGATGGTGGGCGATAGATGAGCACCGCAAAGCATACCGAATCGCAGAGTTTTATGGCACAACCGGCACGCCGAACAAGGGCGTGGAGATGCACCCGGTAGAGATAGCACATAACATCAGGCGAATTGAGAATGAAGATGAGAACCTGAAGGGGCGCAAAATATATGGCGTTGCCGATCCAAAGATATTTACGTCAGACACGGGAGAGCCCATATCAGACATGATGGCAAAAGAGCCGAACTATATCACGTTTGACAAGGGCGACAATACGAGACTGGCTGGGAAGATGCAGTTTCATTATCGCCTTGCGTTTGATGTTTTCGGGAACACCATGCTTCAATCGTTCAAATCCTGTATTCATTTCAACCGCATCATGCCGCAACTCGTATATGACATCATGAGAGTAGAGGACGTTGACACCAAGCAAGAGGATCATCCCTACGATGAGGGCAGGTATGTGATTATGACCAACCCCATAGCGCCGCGTGAGAACATGATGGTGCGCAAGGTTCCGACTGACGATCCCTTGCAGCTGTATAAAAAGAGTTTGTGGGCGAACAACCAAACGGATAAATACGGCTTCTACCGCTTATAGCGGGGAGATAGGGCCGCATTTATTATGTATTCTTGAACCAATGGAGGTACGCAAACATGGCTATAAACACGGCAACACCCGATAAAACCACATCCCAAATGCCGAGAGGCGCGGCAGGCCCTATTGGAGCCGTCCAGATCAAAGCAGCAGAAGCGACACTCCAAAAATACCGCGCCGGGAAAGTATCGCTCGAATCTCGCGTCATTGAAAATGAGCAATGGTATCGCCTGCATCATTGGGATTATATCCGCAAAACCAAAACCAACGCGGCTGGTGAGGAAGTGGCCGCGAATACGTCTGACCCTGAGCCGACAAGCGCACGGTTATTCAACGTGATATTCAACGCCCACGCCGACGCGATGGATAATTTCCCGACACAAACAGCGCTCCCGCATGAAGCATCAGACGAAACCGAAGCAAAAATGATCACTGACATATTGCCCGTGCAACTCGAGCAGATAGACTATGAGGAAGTATACAGCGATGTGTACATGTCGAAAATCAAGTCCGGCACAGGTATCACGGCGCAACTATGGGATAACGACAAGCTGGGCGGACTCGGTGATGTCAATATTACAGAGGTTGATATACTCAATATATTTTGGGAGCCTGGCATCAACAATATTCAAAAAAGCCGTAATGTATTTTATGTATCGCTCGTAGACAACGACATACTGGCCGATCTGTATCCGCACGCGAAGAACGCGCTCAAGTCTCAAACGTTGCCGCTGGCCGAGTACATACATGATGATAATATCGATCAGTCTGACAAATCGCTGGTCATTGATTGGTATTACCGCAAGCGCAATAGTCAGGGTAAGAAGGTACTGCATTATTGCAAGTTTTGTAATGGCGTGGTGCTGTATGCAACCGAAAACGATACGGAAGCGGCGATGGACGATACGGGTGCGATGGCAGGCCTTCCGATGTCCGAACGCGGATGGTATGACGATGCGGTTTATCCCGGCAGATATCCTTTCACTTTCGATGTCCTTTTTAAGATAAAGGGAAGCCCTGCCGGGTTTGGCCTGATTGATATATGCCGCAGCCCTCAGATTTATATAGACAAATTGGATCAGGCGATACTAAAGACGGCGATAAAAGCCGCAAAGCGCAGGCCAATCATACGCGACAATGGAGGCATCAACGAGGATGAATACACCGATCTTTCGAAGGACGTCATTCATTATTCCGGCAGCGGCAGCCCATCAGACAATATCATGTTTGAGCCATTGTCCGAGGTACCGGCCATATGCGAAAACATCCGACTCAACAAAATAGATGAGATGAACGACACAACCAGCAACAAAGAATTTAGCCAGGGCGGAACCACAGGCGGCGTGACTGCTGCCTCGGCTATTGCAGCATTGATTGAGACAGGAGGCAAGACCCGCAGGCTCATCAACAAAGGCAGTTACAGGGCGCATCGGGAGCGCATTTACATGGTGATAGAGCGTAACCGGCAGTTTTACACCGAGGCGCGGTATTTTCGCATAACGGGAGAAGGACAGACTCAGTATGCATCGTACAGTAACCAGAACATTGCGATGTATACCCCGCAGGGAGAAGATATCGGCAAGCGCGTACCGATATTTGATATCAAAGTTGTTGCTCAGAAGGCAAGCCCATTCTCCACGGCGGCGCAAAACGAGCGCGCGAAAGAGTTCTATTCCGCAGGGTTCTTTAACCCTCAAATGGCGGATCAGGCACTTGCGGCGCTTGAGATGATGGATTTTGAGGGCATTGATAAAGTAAAGCACCGCATTGAACAGAACGGTACGATGCTGCAGATAATTCAGGAGCTTGCGCCTATTGTTATTATGATGGCATTGAAACTAGATGCCTTAAATGCGAATGATGGACAGCCTTACGCGCCAAAGGTAGCGCAGATACTTGGACGGTTCATGCCGCAGCAGCAAGGCACACCCGGCGCGACAAAGGGCGAGTCAACGGTGGGGTCGCTCGGTAATGTGCTTTCGTCTGGTGGGAGCAGCGCGGCGCAGGGATCACGGGTGCAGGCTGCAAGCACAACGGCACCGAGAGCTTAAGGGGGAGTTATGACGATAGCAAGATTCAAGCGGATAGGCAATAAATATGATATCAAGATATCGGGACACGCGCTTTTCAATCCGGGAATGGATCCGGTATGCGCGGGATGCAGCACATTGGCGTATACTTTAATCAATGTTCTCAAGGCCGAGGATGACAATGGGGAGTGCAGCGCGTTTGATCATTTCAGCTTCTATACCGAGAAGAAAGACGGTGTATGCATAGTCAAGGCCGAAGTGAAGCCTGAGCGCATGGGGTATATCGATGCTGAGATATCAGTGATTGCCACGGGGTTTGCGCTGCTAATGAGCGAGAACCCACGGCATGTACGATTCAAGTACAATGATGAAGATACCAAATAAAAAAGGAGGATATCCGGATGCCTGTAAATTCTGATCTTATAAACAGAGAAGCGGCAATATTATTACTGCAACAACGCAGAGCAATAATATTACGCATGGCCGAACACGAAACAGACGAAATTCATGCTATCGATGGGTGTATTGATGACATCAAAGGTATACCGTCAGAAAAATGATAAAATCCAGCAAACAAAAAGCGGGGAGATAAAAAGCCCCGTTTTTTTTATGCTTTAAACGTGAGTGGGAACTGGCTGAAATAATGCAGGTAGCGGCGTATCTCAGGGTTGTTGACGGACGGCCTTCAGATCCAGCAATACTGGGGCATAAACCAGAATACCGTAAACCGTCCTGTTCTCACAAACCAAGACGCGAGGGATAGACCTCTGAATGACTGCTGGAAAGACAGCTGACACACCGGAAAGACGGCAGTATGACACACCGGAAAGACGGCGGAGGGATACATGAGAAAATTTAATATCGTTGAACGTCTGGATTTACGTTTGTTTGACGCTGCACCGGCAGCACCGGCACCGGCAGGGAGTCCTCCCGCAGCTACAGCGGCCCCGGCTGCGACATCGCCCACGGCGGAAGCACCACGGAGAAGGAGCGCACTAACGCCGATTGGCAAAACAACAGCAGAGCGGCCTATACCAACGGCAGCGCCGAAAACGGAACCGGCAAAATCGGAACCTGCAGCATTGCCCGAAGGCAAGGAAGCCGAAAAGAAATCCGGCGCTGTGGTGATGACCGAACCGGCAAGCACGCCCGATATGGATGCGGAGTTCGAGAATTTGATCTCTACGAAGTATAAGGATCAGTTTGCGAAGCGCACGCAGAGCATCATTGATACCCGCTTCAAAGAGGCGAAAGGCCTTGAAGAACAGGTGAAGGGCGCACAGTCCATATTGGAGATGCAAGCAAGCAAGTATGGCATTAAAGATTTCAACCCACGAGATGAGAAGTCTTTGAAAGCTTTGCAAAGCGCGATTGACGAGGACAGTTCTTTCTATGAGGACGCGGCAATGGAGCGCGGCTTAACGGTGGCGCAGTACAAGGACATGCTCAAAATAGAGCACGAAAACAAGGAGTACAAAGAGGCTGAGCAGAGTCGGCTGCGCAAAGAGCATACAGACGCGAAGATGACAGAATGGCACAAGGAAGCAACGTCTTTGGGCGTTGACCTGAAAGCCGAAGCAGATAACCCCCAAACCGGGAAACGGTTCATATCGCTTCTGTCCAGTCCAGGCATTGACGTAAAAACAGCGTACAATGCGGTTCACCATGACGAGATTGTCAGCGGAGCGCTGAAACAAGCCTCTGTGGTGACTGAAAAGATCGTGACTGAAAACATCCGCACCCGTGGTATGCGGCCTGATGAGGCAGCAGCCGCAGGCGGCGCGCCGGTCACGATACCGAAGGCAGACCCTAGTAAAATGACGCGGCAGCAACGCGAGGATTGGGCGAAAGATGCTGCTCGAAAATCGGCAAGGGGAGTAAACGTAGGTTTTTAATTCTCCCCGGCAATAAATGAGGAGGAGAATATGAAAAATATCAAAACTAAGCTCTTGATGGGCATGGTGCTCATCCCGTTAATTATCAACCTGTTTGATACTGATACGCAGGTTACGACGCTTGCGGCAGAAGGCAACGACATCAGCCCTGAAATGAAAACCTTCTATCACGAACGTCTGCTCGACTATGCCGAGCCTGAGCTCGTATACGACATCTTTGCTCAGAAGGTGCCTATACCGGCAGGCAAAGGCAAAACGATCGAGTTCCGCAAGTATCCGCCTCTGAAAAAGGCGCTTACGAAGCTGGCGGAAGGCGTGACGCCGACCGGCAACAACCTGGACTATACCACGCTGACATGCACGCCCGACCAATACGG